GATGCAACTGGTGGTACGATGAAAGCAGCAGAAGGATTATGTGAAAAGCTTGGTTACGAAGTTTCAGATAAATTATGTTTAATGGATATTGGTATTGTAAAAGACCATGATGTAAAATGTTTAATATCATATGAGTAAAATAATATTAGTATCGGCAACCCCCTTAGAACATGGTGGATTAAAAGAACTACATGGGTTACCCATATTCCAAGTAGGAATTGGAAAAACAAATGCAGCATCAAATATGACAGAGATTCTTTGGAATGAAGAACCAGATGTTGTTATAAACTTTGGAAGTTGTGGAAATTTGAAAGATTCCAAAGTTGGTGAAGTTATTGAAGTTGGAACTACCTACAATAATATAGATGTAAGACCATTTGCAGAATATGGTTGTACACCAGAAAATAATATATGTGAAATAAAACTATCCAATAGTGGAGTTAAATGTTTTTCAACAGACCAGATTTATGATAACTCTCGTACAGATTATGCAAACAAATATTTAGAGATGATTAACAGTTGTGATATTGTTGATATGGAATGTTACCCACTTGCTTACGTTTGTAAACAAAGAGATGTTATGTTCAAATCTTATAAATGGGTAAGTGATGATGGAGATGTAGCCACATGGGAAGAAAATGCGGCAGTAGGATTTGATAACTTCAAAGAAGTATTATCAAAATTGTTGCAATAATGAAAAGAAACATATGGAAAAATTTAGACAACCTTTTTATCATGGAAAATCTACAGTCTTAGATTGGGTGCCAAATGATACAGAAAAAGAGTTTGAAAAACATCTTAGTACACATCCTGATTCACCTCATTTACTTGAATATCAAAAAAATCCAATTAAATATAGATTAAATAATTATGGATTTAGAACAGATGATGATTTTGTTGAAGGTGATGAAGGAACAGTTTATTTAGGATGTTCCCATACCTATGGAATAGGACATCATTTAGAAAATGTTTGGGCTTACAAACTTCACCAAAAAATAGGAGAAGGAAAATTCTTTAACCTTTCATGTGGAGCAACAGGAGCCGCATCTCATTATTATTTTCTAAAATACTTCTCAGATAAATTAAAAATTAAAAAAGTATTTCACTTTTTCCCATCAGAAGCTCATTACAGATATGGTTTTATGAATCAGGATGGCCAAATGGAGGTTTATGCTCAATTTTTTCATAATCTTGGAATAAGTCAAATTCCTTCATTGTGGAAACGTTATTTGATACACCCTACATACCATAACTTTCATAATGATGTATATAAAGGTGCACTTAAAAATCTTTGTAACGAAATTGGCTGTGAATACATTATAGATGAGACATCTAAAATTAGATATAGAAAATTAGGTAACTTAATGGGTGAAACAGGATTGTGTGACCCATATCATAAAAAGAAAACATCTGCTAGAGATTTAATGCACTACTATGTTGAATATCAGCATGAAGTTTATGAAAAGTTTTTAATGTTATCAAATGAAAAATTTACATTGATATGATTTATGCAACAATGTGCATAGGAAACTATTGGATAAAAAAATATCAAGAAGAAATAAATAAATTTGGTAAAGAAAATACATTACATATATTAACCGATAATCCTGAATCATTTGAATATGGTATATCTCATATGTACGATAGAGATGTATTTAGTTATTATGAAAAAATAAACTTTATTTTATATCTTTCCAAAAGATACAATCAACGAGTTACCTATATTGATTCTGATTGGATAGGTTCATTGAATACTAATCTAAAATTAGATAAAGCTAATTTATATACTTACAAAGTTTTTGACTTAACAGAGTCATCATATGAAAAAATATTATCACCAAGTGAACATGAATTAAAAAACAAACTTTTATTAGAAATAAAAAGTGATGGTATAATTAATTCTTTTATAGGAGAAGCATTAATATCAATGCCAGTGCATGAAAAGATTGATGATATGATTAATGATTCAGAAAAATTACAGAAAAAAATAGAATCAAATTATAATAAGAATACTAAAACAAGAAAAGAGTTAGATAAATATAAGCATGGAATAGGATATTCTGAAGGATGGGGAATTACAGCATTATGTATTAAATACCAAATTCCAATAAAAGAAATTTCATGGAGAAAGACAACACTAATATGATATATGCTACGATGTGTATAGGAAATGAGTTTATATCATCATACAAGGATATAATAAATTCTTTTTCTGAAAATAACAATTTACATATTATTACAGATAATCCAAATGAATTTCCAAATGCACATTGTTATGAATATAATAGAGATGTATTTAGTTATTATGAAAAATTACCATTTATATTATCACTTGTTTTGAATAACAAAGATAGAGTTTTATATTTTGATGCAGATTCTATTAAATTGATAGAAGATAAAGAGTTTATATTTGATAATAATAGTGTCTACTCTTATAAAATATATGAACACAAATCATATACAGAAGAAGAATTAAGAAAAGATGAGGGAATGGGTGTAATGTTAGATATCTATCAAGAACTTGGATACAAAATGTGTGATTACTTACATGAAAGAATTTTATCGATACCATATTCTGAAAAAATTCCTTTAATACTAGAAGAAATAGTAGAATTACAACCTTTATTTGAAGAAAGATATCCTAAAGGTAAAAATTGGGATACTCCAAGTAGGGATGATATACAAAGCTTTTCAAATGTAGGTTGTGGATATGGTGAAGGAGGTGCATTATCAGTTGTTCTCAAAAATAACAATATAAACGTTAAAACATTGAAAGAAAATAAATTGATATAAATTTGGTCATTTCAAATATTTTTCGTATATTGTAAGATATATTAAAACATAAAATTATGGCATATAATCCGTTCAGATGGTACACAAAGGGTTCTTATAGAAAGAAGCCTCTTAAATCTAAATCACCGTTGTTACTTAAAATACAAAATGGTGATTTTGAATACTCACCTTATCTAAGAGAAGCGGTTGATGAAGAACAGAATTATCAAAATAAGTTTGATAATTTTATGAAAACATCTTTACAACAAGATGGACCAGAAAAACAAGTAGAAGCACACGAGCATGCAAAGATGAGAAGAATTGCATCTCAAAAACTTATGGAGAAGGGATTAGAAGAAGAACAAACAAGATTGATGGAGTTGAAAAGGTTACTCAAAGTAGAGTTTGGAAAGTGTCTTTGGGATAAGTGTTTAGAAAAACAAAGAGGAAAAGGTACTATTGAAGATATGTATTGGTGGTATAAGAAACAAACAGGTTTCTTATATACTAAATCAGAATTAGCTATTAGAGGAATTAAAATATGATAAATGCATTTCATAAATTTATGATTCGTAATATCGATGTAACTTATACAGGTGAACATCAGTATTTACCGATAGAATTTAGAAATAAGCTTAATGAACCCAATGAGCTTATGTTTACATCACACGCAGAAGAAGAAAATTGGAAAGATTTACAGAAATCAACCAATGTCAAAGAAATTAAAACTCGTGAATACTTTGAAGAAAACCCACTAACATACAAAATTAATAAAGATGGGTTTAGAAATTCAGATGGGAGTCCATTTGTAAAGGGCTCTGAAGTTAATATATTTTTAGGATGTTCTGATACATTTGGTGTTGGAATGTACCTTGAAGATACCTGGTCTTATAAACTGAATAAACACCATGAAGGAGAATATTGGAATCTAGGGATACCAGGTACAGGTGTAGAAACTCAATTTAGAATGTTATATCATATGGTTACAAAATATGATGTAAAAATAAATAATGTATTTCATTGGTTACCATTCAGAAATAGGCATGAGTTTTTAATATCAGAGTACCAGCTGAATCCTAATCCAGAGTTTATCATAGTAGTACCAAGAGAAGAGGATGCTTTCTTCAAGGAACTACCGAAAGAATTACAAGAACATATAATGTCAGATTCAACATCTGCATTGAAAAATATATCTTATACTAGTGCAATTGATAAATTAGTAACAGATAGAGGAGGAAAATACAACGTATTAAATTGGGACTTGGTGTGGAGTAATCCTAAGTTGAATATAAGATGGAATGGTGGATATGATAAGAGTAAAAGTTTTCTTAGAGCAAGAGATTTAGAACATCCTAATTATGAAAATCATCACGATATCTTCTCTGCATTTATGTATGTAATGAATGAAACAGATATGCCACCAACAACTACTGGTGGATTAAAGAACAATACTGTTAATGTATGGAAATCAAAAATAATCTAAATATATATTTATAAAATATGGATAATATTAAATCTAGAGCGGCCGAGAAATTATTTTCAGTTATAGATTCTATGACTAAATTTGAGCATATGGTAGGAGTTAGAAACTATATTAATTTATACTATAAATTATATGGAACTATTAATAAGGGGTTGATTGAAATTTATTTTAGAACCCGAAAACAAAAATTCATGTAAAATGGAAATAATTAAAAGTAGATACGGAATAGAAAGAACTGTTGAAAAGTTAGATGTTAATCGTATCAGAGTTATGGGAGAATCACTTATTACTAGAGGTTCTGAAGATGATGCTGGTAATCAAACAATGTTTGATTTCGAAGGTGGCCCTTGTCTAAACGTTGGAGGTACAATAAAATATTTAGGTACTGATTTTAAGATTTTATCTATTAAATCAGAAAAAACAAAAATAGAAAATGTATCATCAGTAGTATTAGAGGTACTCTATTGAAAAAGGAAACTATATTTACTGTTCACATCGGTGAAACTGATATCCAAGAATGGACACAGGGAATCGGTAAAGGTATTTTAATGCCTATACTTTTGGAAGTATGTGGTGAGGTTATTTATAGTGATATTAAAGAAAAGATTGCAGCCAGAGTTAATTTTTCATTAAAAGGTAAACCAAAAATTTATGATTTTGTTGTCAAAAAAAATGGAATTTGGGATACTTTGAATAAAATTATGAATTGGACTCTTGAAGAAGAAAAATATGAAATGAGTCAAAAAGTAAAAGTTTTACAAGATTATTTAGCAGATGATTTCTAAGAAAAACGAATGGGAACAAAATAAATCTAAGTGGGGTTTTGGTAGAACTAAAATCGATAACTTCTTAGATGAGGAAACTGTACATAAACTATATGAAGAGTGTAAAAATGCACCAAAAGGTGGATGGACTGTATTTACTCGTGCTGGTTCTCGTATGGAAGAGTTTAATGATTTGATTTCACTACCAACTGCACATAGGGTAACTTACGATATCATGCATAGTGGTGAGTTTCTCTACGAGTTAGAACAAATGACTGGGATAGGAGGATTATTACCAGACCCTCATTTGGTTGGAGCTGCTTATTCAATAATTAGGAATGGTAAAGATTTGGGTTGTCATTATGATTTCAACTGGAATGATAGATTGAGATTACATAGAAAACTAACTACATTACTTTATATTACACCAGATTGGAAAGATGAGTGGGGAGGACATATTCAGTATTACGATGATAATATTGATGAAAATCCAAACTCAAATCTTATAGAATCAATTTCACCAAAGTTTAATAGATTTGTAATTAATGAAAATATTAAACACGCACCCTATCATAGAGTGAGTGAGGTAAATGCACCTGAAGATAAACCAAGATGTGCAATCAGATTCTTTTACTATATTTCTACATCAGAATATGATAAAGATAATCCACCTCATAGAAGTACTTATAAATCAAATGAATATTCACATCACAAACTACACGAAGAGGAAATT